CGGGAAGATATTAACGAAGCCTATTGGGACGATCAATTCAAGGACATGGGGCTATGGGAATACGGAAGGGAGACGCGCCGCAAAAACGGAGAAGTTGTTGACAGCCCTAGGGACATTTTTGACACTGGCGCGCTATACCAAAGCGGACGCGATAGCTTTAAGGTCAGTGCCTCCAGCAATCGCATTGAGGCCGACTGGGCATGGGACGCTGCCAGTCCGGGTGGTTATCACTATGCTCGCGACGTCCATGAAGGCGAAGGAACGAGCGCGGGCTGGCCTCGCAGGTGGACCGAAGAGTTGCACGTGCCGCAAAGGTTCAATGAAAGCGTGGTTAAGCGCGCTCTGCTCAATAGGATAAACACTGCATTGAGTGCCCAATGATTCTTGACTATCTGCGCAGCCCCGACAACACGGTTCACGCAATTAACAACGAAATAGAGGGCATGGCTTTGCAGGCGGGCATCCTTTGCCTAATTTCCTGCCGGCAAACCACCATTAGAATTACAGACGACAATCATTCTTTTTTGGTGGAAATTCCCAAAGAGTTTCGCTCCAGTCATGAAAGAGTGAAGGTATTCAACGCTTTGTTAAACATTCTCGACCATGAGCAAGTACAGCTTTCTAGTTCAGACCAAGGCTGAAACCTATTTCGAGCTTCTGCCTGGCATTCGTCTCAAGAAATACGGTGGCTGGTTAGTAGCGGAGGCTATTGAGCAAGAAGAAATCAGCAAATTGCAAAGCCAGGCCACCATTCGCGCTGTGCAACTGGCTAAAAAGATTGCCACTAGCAAAGGTATCGCCCTCGATGAGGCATTTTCGTTGCTGCAGGGCGGTGGTTCTTTGAGCGAAACAGAGCTGCTTTCGGACTTCACCGAAGAAACCATGGCAATGATTAGCGGCGGCACGTCCGTGGAAGCCACTAATGCGCGCATGGTGACTGCTTTTATTCGCTCTCGCGGGCAGGGGATGATTGATGGAGAGTGGACTGATCTTGCCGACTGGGATTTGGAGGATACAAAAGGGCTGCCTCGGCCGGCAATCGTTAAAGTGGTGGAATTTATTGCCGAAGAACAAGAGTCGGAAGTGAAGGCGGCGGGTGCGGCAAAAAAAGCGCCCAAAAGGACACAAGGCCCATCGCCGAACAGTTAGAAGATCAGGCGCGGGAAATCCTTAAGAGCCTCACTCCATGGAATGAGATTTATTTTCGCTTGTCTGCGTCTGACTACAAAGACGGTCGATGGCAGGCGGATCAGTTTGGCAAGCAGCCAATTAGAGACGTTAAGGCTGCGTTGAAATATCTAGAAAAGCATGACATAGGCAAGTACAATATAAGCAGCGTGGCCACCGGCAAGTTTGCTTCAATGGTGGCTGGAATGATGGCAGGCAAGAAAAGCAAGTACAAGCCTGATGACTTTTTGCCCTTTGACACTAAGGCGTTAAAAAAGGAAGAAGGGGCGACAGATGCAAGCCTAGTCGTTCTACAACGGCTCATGAAAACTCAAAAAATGGACGGCAGGGTAATTGCTCTCTTGGCAGACGAGATGAAAGGTTTTGCGGGACGAAACCAGGAACAGTGAATGTAGAATTAAAAGAATAGTGACAGCAAGGTAAAATCGTGGCCGAAAACGCCGAACTTCTGTTAAAGGTAGGACTTGACCTTGCGCATTTTCGGCGGCAGCTTAACAATATCGGCAGCCAGCTTGCAGGACAGCCGCTGTCTATCAACATAAAGCTTGATAGAAGCAAGGTAGTCAGTGAATTTCGACTGCTTGACAGGTATATTCGCAATAAGAAATTCTACGTCGAAGTTAATACTAATCTGAAGACTGAGGTGGACAGGGCGGGAAAACTTGCAGAAAAGCTTAACGAAATCAAGAGGATCACCTCTGGGATTGGCGGCGTGTCCACGCAAGCAGCACGCGGAAGTGGTGCGGCTGGCGGCGTTGCCGCTGCTAACTACAAAGAACTTCAGGCCTTGTATCAATTCGCTAGAGAGGCTAAAATTCCCTTTGAGCAATTAAAGAGAGGGGCCGCGAGTTCTGCCGCTGACTTGAGGCGAGTGCTCGGTCCTGCATTTGTTGACGTGGCGGAGGATATTAAAAATGGCATTAAAGCTGGTCTGGCCGATGCGAATAGTACACTGGCCAAACTCGGTACTGGCATGGGAGATGCGCTGCTTGGCGCCATAAAATCATCCTTGGGTATTGCCAGCCCTTCAAAGGAGACGGGCAAGCTTGGCAAGTTCGCGGCGGAAGGTTTCGTCTTGGGCTTTATTGACAATTTAATACGCTCTGAAAGAAGAATTGCCAATGCTGTCACTAGAGCAGCAGTTGGATTTATTTATGAAGGGCTGTCCGCAATCGGAGACCTTGGACCTGCTTTTGTCCCCTTAGAGCGTCAGCTAAAAGCTGGGGCGTTGCGAGCAGTTCGCAGAGCGCTAAAGGACGGTTTCAAAGGAGGAGTTTTGCCTGGGGTAAAAGGTGGCCTCTTAGGGCTGCTTGGTGGCGGCGCCACTGGAGGCTTGATTGGTGGCGGCCAAGCATTGGGTGGTGGCTTGGCCGCAGGCCTGGCGCAACTTGGGGCCGGAGGTCAGTTTGGGGTGATGAAGCAAATGGGTCGCCTTGCCACTGGAGATACCGCTGGACTCATCGCCTACATTCAGGAACTGGCGGGGCAAGTGATCGAACAAGCGTTTAGCACTGGCACCCTCGGGGCACTAGTTGGCACTGCCGCTGTCGCGGGAGTGGCTGGCGCATCTGGTTTCGTCAAAGGCGCCGCGGGCTCCTTGACAAAACAAATCATTGAACTGATTGCCAACAAAATCCTTTCTGATATAGCAACTGTTCTAAGCGGCGAACTGGGGAATGTTGCTGGAAAGCATCTGAGGCAAATTGTCACCGCTTTAATGCAAGGACTAGAGCGCCGCATGGTGTCGGCGAACATGGCTTTTCCCTCAATGCTCCCGGCTTTGCCCCCAGCGTATAGAGGGCTGCCTCAGGCGGGCGGGAACGCTTTTGGCGCATTGCCACCAGCATACCGGGGGCTTCCAGGTCGAACCAGCTCCATGTTGCCTCCGGCCTATCGAGGTTTGCCGATGGGGGGATTTGATTTTGCCGCCATGGGGGCAATGCCCAAAGGTGGGGCGGGTGACGATCCAGGGGGCAAAATTGTCTCCCTTGAAAGCGGGTTTATTGCAGCCATGCGCGAACGTTTTGCGAGAGCCGCAGAACGATACTTGTTTGGCATCGAAGCGCAAATTTTAGATCTTTATGATGCAGCAAACGCTGCGGTGCGAGTAAAAATAGATCGAGCTATTGCCCGCCTCGAGGCTCAAATTAGGGCGAGAGGAACGCCGGGTGTCTCTGTCCGCGATTTAGGGGTGCCTGTTCAGCCCTTGCTAACTGGGGGCGCCTTACCTCCGCGCAGATTGGCCTTGCCTGCAGCCGGAGAGTCTGGCGGAATGCTGGGAACATCGACAACCGTCACGGGTGGTGGTGTTACTCCGAGAGGAGGTTTTCCGTCTGCGGGTCCGCTGTTCATGGGCAAACAGGGGCCGGCAACCCTGTTGTCACCAAGTTATTTTGAAAATGTTAAAAGATTTAATGCTGCTCTCAACATATCTCGCGCATCTATCAAGGATTTTCGTGCGTCTCAATTGCCTTTAGTCGGCGGCTTGAGAGAGCTTGGCGGCGAATTTGCTATGGCAACAAAGCAGGTGCTGCTTTATGGAACAGCGTACAAAGGACTCGCTTTTGTTTCTAGCTTGCCGGGGCAAATTTTAAGCGCTGCTAAATCCCAACAGCAATATGCCAACGCCTTGCGGACTGCCACGCAAGATACGGGGACTTTCGCGAAAGAACTGCTGTATGTAGATAACGTGCAGCGAGCGTTTGGCTTGAATCTTGAAGCGACGCGCACGGGATTTGTAAGGCTTTACGCCTCCATGGCACCTACCGGCTTCGATTCGGGATCTATCGAAAAACTATTCACCGGTATTAGTGCGGCTACTGCGGCCCTTCAGCTCACTCCAGACAGAGCAGAGCGTGTGATTTATGCCTTTGGGCAGATGGCGAGCAAAGGGCAGATTATGAGCGAAGAGCTCAAGGGGCAATTGGGCGATGTTCTGCCTGGCGCTTTGGCGATTTTCGCAAAGGCCGCCGGAATGTCGGTTAAAGAGTTTAGCGAGGCGATGGAGGATGGGATGTTTGTTGGCGGCAAATTTAGAGAGGTGTTTGCAAAAGTGAGCGACGAGCTCATGACGCGTTTTGGCACAGGTGCGCAAGTCGCTGGTAAATCTTTACAGGGCCTATTAAACACGGTGGGGGGCGATTTCCAGCGGACCTTGGAGAGTTTCGCTCCTTTGGCAAACATTGCTGCTCAGGCGATCTTGGGCCCGCTTGGCAATGCCTTGCGTCAACTTTCAATTAGCGCCCAAATTGCCATGGGTGAGATGGAGCGAGTGCAGGGGCAAT